GTTGTAGAGCTTTTAGACTTTTTAAGATTAGGAACTTTTAAATTTTTATTACTAGGCTTACCTAGTGGTAAACTGTCCTTGGACACTGTATATTGCTCTGCAGGCATGGGTTGGCCTTTAAATGCAGCCTTTAAACTTTTAGAAATTGCTGTATTAAAAGAATCAGAACCAGAAGTGTCTTTTAATACGTTAGCAATTATAGTAGCTTGTCCTTTAAGTGCTAGTGCTAAAGCTTTTTCTTCGTTTGTTCTTGCTGACCCTGCGGCGTTTATTTTATCAGCTAGTGTATTAATATAATCACCAAGTGTAGAAATAGACGTAAATAATTTTATTAATTCTTTTCTAAAGTCAGTGGTTCTAAACCGATTATTAGCATTATCAAATGATGCATCTTTAGCTGTTTGAGCTAATTTTTTAAGTTGTCTTGCTGCTGCACTTAGTTTTCTGCCAGCAGCTTGATTAGCCCTAGATATTTGTACTTCTGTGGAGGCAACATATGCTCCAATTTTTGATTTTGTGTGAACTCGCTTACTTGTTGTACTTGCAAGACTAATATTACTTAATAGGTTACTACTTATTGCATCAGCCTGTGCCATTAGTATTAGGGATTGACTCATACTCTCAATATATGTGTCCATACCTTGGCCAAGACCTGCATTGTCTAATTTTGACTTAACAGTAAGATCATATACCTTTCCGCCTTGAACTTGATCTACTTCTAAATCAAGAATTGTTGCAAATTTTGAATTAAAAATACCTAAAAAGTGTCCTGCGTCAGTATTTGCGTCAATAAATTCTGATAACAACGGATTTTTTGTTGCTATAAATTGTACAAATCTATTATTAAATTCACGGTGTGCAACACCTTTTGCAATTAGAGCTTTTAAATCTCTACTCTCGTCTTTTAAAGCATTAACTATTACACCTTGTTCTATTTCGCCTTCTGAGTATCTAGTACTAGCTGTATAGTCTTTATTACTTTCTGTGAAAAAAGTATTGCCAGCAAAATATTCTCTAGTATACCAAGTAACAAATTGATCAAAAGTATTTGGATTACCAAGTAATGTTGCCGAGTCTTTGGCTAAATCCTTTATTTTTCCACCAGCTATTAGATATGCTTCTACTAGTGGGTAACCTTTACTATTTGGACCTTTAGCGTACTCTGCTGCTTTGGTTTTTCTACCAAACACTTCTTTTTCTTTAACGTCACCTTCACTACCCTCAAGAAACTCTTTAGCTAATAAATCAAGACTTCGTTGAGTCATAATTCCTTCTTGGTCTTTGTCAGCACCTAATCGAATTTGACTGCCAAAAACTGAAAGTTCTGGTAGGTCTGATATTTTACCACTTTTAATATTAGGATTATTAGCAAACTCTGCATTTACTTTATCACGTAAACCTTTTAGAATATGATTAACTACTGTATCACTCATTGCGTTTACGCTCATGTGTAATCCGTCCTGTACTGATCTAAGACGCGACGAATGTGCGCAGGTAGTTGACTACTAGTAATATATTCAATTTGAGTTTTATTGGTACCTGGAGCACTATTACTGTGTACGCTCATATCGTTTTTACGATAGTAGGTAATCAAGTCCATGATACCAATTTCTAGGTCTTGTGGTGTATCGTCATAGCCAGCAGTATAAACTACTTTATAGCCTTGTAAGTACACTGGAAATTTTGAGCCAATTAAGTTTACTACAGTATCATCACGTTTAATCCACTCTACATACTGTGTCATCAAAGTCCAAGTTTGACCGTAGTCTTGACTATAAGATACGCTAGTAACTGTATTAACAGGTGGCTCACTTAAAATAAAGTGGCTAGTACCACCATCAAAAATTTCAGTTTTTGCTGTAACAAAGTAGTCTACAAAAGTTCTGTTACAATAACGCTTTACAAAATCACTTACGCGAGGAATAAGGGCATCAATCTCAGCATCGTAATTGGTACTTTTAATTCCGGCATAAGTTTTATAATCTGCCCGTGTTGTTAAATTTAGTCCCATATTTACCTCGTTTGTCTTTTAAATAAGCTCCTTGAAGCCTATTTAAAAAACAGGGCCTTTCAGCCCTGTCTTTTGTAAACAACAGATTAAGTTGTATACTTGAGTGTAGCAACACCACTACCAAGATTACTAGTAACACGGACCAGACCGGTACGCAAGCTAGCAACCATAACGCGACGCTGTGTCTCAACTAGTTCTTGTGTGTCGATACGCAGACCACGCTGATTACCAACAATAAAGTTACTAACACAAACAGCTACGGCACCGAATGCATTAGCAGCACGATCAGCAAACTCACCAGAAACGAGAACTGGGCTGTTACCGATTTGACCGATTTGACCAGTTAGCAATGTAGCTTGTGGACCAACTTGGTTCATTGTTTGGAAAGTTGAATCGTCAAGCAAGTTGTAATAAATATCGCTGTTAACGATAAAAATAACATCAGCTGGATCTAGACCCCAAGTTCCAAGACCTTTACGTAGTGCACGTAGGTTAGCAACTGTAGCAGTACCTGTAGCAGCTGAAACCGAAGTAACAGTACCACTATTGTCATATGCGCAAATACCTTGAACAGGATCTGAACCTATACCTGTACCACGTAGGAAAGCACGATCAACTGCGCGAGCAACACGACGAATCATAGCGTCACGGATTACAGGCATAATAGCGATAAGGCTATCTTCCTCTTCTTCGTAAGCTGTGTACTCGTTGGTAGCAACTTTGTATGCACTGAGTGTAATCTCTTTGAGTGAATGCACAGCAGTATTACCAGCGCTTGCACCAGCAGCACCAACACTAGCAGGAACTGCGCCAAAGTTAGTGTTATCAACCCATGTAGCAGTACCTGCTTCTGGATTAACAGGAATACGCATAACGTTTGTTTGCATAGCGATTTGACGGAATAGTGGTGCGACGACTAGGCGACGACGAACCTCAGCTTCCATGTTTAGTGAAACTTCAAGTTCCCAAGTAGCTGAAGGAATGTGTGGGCCTTGACCACTACCAGCATACTTTTGAAGCATTTCACGACCAAATTTGGTATCTTCAATACTTTTGTTAGCCATGCGAGCAAGTAGAACAGCTTTTTCTTTGTCGGCATAGCTCATTTCACCAGCTTTACCGTCAACAGCAAACTGCATACGTGACTTCTGAACTGCTTCAAGTTCAGCAGCTTTTTCTGCTAGTGTGGCTTCTAGACTAGCAAGAGCAGACTTGTGTGATTGCTCTTGTTCAGCAACACGCTTTTCTACTTCGGCTAGTAGGCGCTCAGCACCTGTGTCAACTGTTTGCACTTGTGCAACAGCAGCTTTGATTTTAGCGTCAAGATCAGCTTGTGCACGATCTTGTGCTGCTTTTTCTACAGCAGCCTGAGCTTGTTGCTCAGCAATAGCTTTTGCTGTTTCAGCAGCAGCTTGCTTAGCTGTGTCAGCTAGCAATTTTTCCAAATCTTTAGGATCCATGTTCCATTCCTTTGTAGTGTCGCTATTTGCTTCCACGGGGGACTCTAGCCCTTTAGCTGATTCCAACTTGGGCGCAAATTGCAGTTTGAAAAATTTAAGTTCTTCGTCGGTTTCAAACGACTTAGATAAACTAAATAATGTATTTTGATTAGCAGGTACGGACACTACTGAAATTTCATGTAGTTCCAGTTCTTTTACAACAAACAGCTCGTTGGCTGCATTATATTCCGCATCACTGATACGAAAACCAATACTAAACGCAGTAAGTACTCCGTCTTTGATAAGATTAAACACTTCACCTGCTGCTGCAGAAATTCGTGCCTTAATCCACAAACCTTTACTGTCGATTCTATGATCTACCATTCTACCAATAGGTTCACTATGGTCATGATATGCTAAAATTACTGGATTTTTCAAGTAATTTTGCACACCGCTTTTCCATACTGTACTAGGTACAATATCGCCTTGACGATCAGTATCGACTGTACTTGCGTAGCCTTCGATCATGATTGAATCAATGCTAATATCTTTAGTAGGTAGAACACTTTTAGTAAATGTACTGGTTAAGGTAATTACCTTGTTTTTATCTACCATATGTTCTCCCTGTTATTCTTTAGGGGCAGTGGGGGGACGACCACCTTGTGCTGGATTTACTGCACTGCCAGCAATATTAGCAGGAACACGTAGTTCGTCGTGACCTGGCAGTTTTTCGTATCGCAATTCTACACGTGCTTCGTTGGGAGTAATAATACCACCATTTACAAGTGTTTGATGATAGGTTGCAATATCTTTTAGTTCGGGTTGCAAGGCACTTACATTACTGGTAATTGCATCCACATCATATCCGTAGTAGCGTTCTAGTGCACTAACAAATTTTCTAATAATCGGCATTACTGTTTCTAGGTAAAACAGTCGCAAGTTAGGGCTAATGTTAGCGTTATTACCGCCGTTTAGTAGAATAGGTGGCACACCAATTACTTGTAGCAATATATCATTGTGAGTTTTAACTGCTTGATCAAAGTCTAAGTCTTTGTAGCTATTATTGCTAATTGAATGTGGTTTTAAGCCGCTGTCTAGGATAACTGGACGCTTACCACCTAGCTTAGTGCTATAGCGTTGCAGCCAGTATTGAATAGTTTTTTCTTTGGCAACTTGTGATAGTGTATTGTCGCTGGTTAGCACAAATCCAAAAGTAGCACCGTTTTCAAAAAATTGTGTTTGAAACTGGTACATACTATTAAGCAAGTCAATGCTGTGTTGTGCCGACTCTAGGCGACTAGCACCTCGATAAATACTTACTGAGCTTAAGTCACGAAAATGAAATACGTCTTTTTCCTCAAATTCGATATAGCCGCTATAGCGGTAACCACGAATAAAGGTTTTAGTGTCAGTTAAAATTTCTGTGTACTGTGCTGGCAAGTGATACATAAATACACCATCAAAGTGTATAAACACGTTGCCTTCTAGTAACAAGTCAGTAAAAATAGCCTGACGAAATTCTTGTATGCTTTGGTAGGGGTTAGGCCTAAAGTTAAGCAAGTTAACCAACTGCTTTTGCCTGATACCACTAACAACGCCTTCATTTAACTTGTCTTTTACATCGTAGTCTAAGGAGCTTGCCGCCGACACTACCATGTTTACGCCGCGATTTACAACCTCTAGGTTTTTAAATGCGTGTTGAAAAGTAAGTTTACTAGTCGAGGGGATATGTGTGCCCTCGCCTTGTGCAATTCTTTCTTGTGCAGGATTCAGCTTTTCACGAATCCAGTCTGTAAAACGACCCATGTTTTTTCCTAACAAAATTCGCTAAAAAAGCTACCATAGCTTTGCTTAGGAACCGCAGGACCGCCACCAGCAACTTTATCACGTTGAATATTAATCCAACGCGCTTGTTTGGGTTCGCTGCCAGGCTGAGGAGTTTTACCGTACACACCGTGGAGCGCTACATGATGAGGATTACATAGGGTGTAAACTTGTTCATATAACTCACTATGGTGTTCACTAATAAACTCGTCCCTAACAGCTAAGATTCCCTCATCAGTTGAAATATCATACGCCTTGCGACGAGCCCAGTTTTCTAGCAACAGGGTAACGCTATGCAAGTGATGTAATTCCAAGTCCTGACTTGTATTGCAGATATAGCAATGATCTTGCTTTTCATAAGCCGACTTGGCTTTATCTCTAACGTGTTTAACGGGTATACGCTTGTTTGTATTCTTTGCCATTATTTAAGTGAACTACGAAGCATCCACGAATGTTTTTTGTGAGCATCTTGACGATCGGCTAAGAAGTTTGATAAACCATGATCCCCAAAAGTTTCGGCTACTGCAAACAACTGCTGAAACTTCATTGCCATAGTATCCGAATCCATTAGCAATTCTTGCAACATACTACGCCAGTCACCAGGCATGTTTTCGTCGCTGATATAAGTTAGGCGACTAAAAGCACTTAGTGATGCGGGTGTGGTAACTTGTAGCGCGCGCAGTTCTTCAGCAAAGGTATCAATTGAGCCGTAAACTTCTGTATATACGCGCTCAAATAATTCATGTAGCTGGCCAAATAGCATGCCTTCCACGTTCCAGTGAAAGTTAGCGGCTTTTAGGTAAAAGCTAAACTCACTGGCAAAAACACGCTGCAGTTCTAGGTAGTACTCTGACTTTTCCATTTTTCGGGACTCAGTAATTTTTTATAATACTGGTATTTTACACCCAAAGCACCAACAAGTCAACATAATTTTTTTATGACCTAGATGGTGTATGTATAAAGTGCATAGCGAATTGCATCAGCCATGTGTGAATACTTGTCGTGTACTGGACGCTCACGCTGCAAGTTTTCGCGACTATCCCAACGGTACTGGTCCATTACGTCTAGGACGTTTGTGCAATGCGGTGATACTTTAAGTCTGCCGGATTCTACTAGTGTTTGCACATAGGCAATACCGGGTAGAATATCTTTTTTGGCTTTGGTGGTACTAATGTTGTAAGTATAGGCAAGGTCACCTGCAAACTGTGCAGCTGCCGAATCTATAAACACCACCTCTACCTGCCAACGGTCTAGGTACTCACGAAATGCTTGGGCGTGCTTGTCTGTGGTAGCCTCACTACGCAAATACTCATCTACAATGTGAAAACTGTCAGTACTAGGATTATAGCTGATAACCACAAAAGCAGTAGCGTCGCGATAGCCTGGATCGCAACCAGCAATGTATTCGCAACCGTCTTGGTGTGTATATTCTGCAACGCCAACCTCACGACTAAAATTATAGATCTGACCCTCAAACACATTAAAGCTGGCCAAGTACTCTTGTTCAAATTCAGCTTTTGACATCGACCTGCGCGCTTCTTGAACGTCCGACTCAGCCATTCGTGAATTCTCAGTATAGTCTGCTTGCAGTGAACACCACTCTGGGTAGTCATCCGAAAAGCCACGCTGGTAAAATCGGCTAAACCAGTTTTGTTGACCGCGGGGTGTAGAGATAAAAATAGCTTTTGAATTAGGTCGGTCCAGTGTAGGTCGCAGCTGCACGTTAAATGCCGATTCGCCATCTTCGCCTAGTGCGGCCTCGTCAAACAAGATAATTTGGTAACTGCGTCCAACAGTTGAATCTACAGTACTTAACGAACCCATGCGGATTGTGGAACCGTTTGATAGTTCCACAACCTTGTCTTTTAAGTTATCGCGTTCTACTTCCAGGTCAAAGTGACGTATAAACTTACGTTGCAGTTCAAATGAGATCGAACTCAAGTTATAGTTAGGCGAAATAATAAGCACATTGCATTTTGGAACTAAGCTGACTAGTTGTGCAATAATATTAGCAATATAAGTTTTACCAAGTCGGCGGGCTAGTGCAGCGCATACAAAGCGGTACTTGGGGTTGTTGATTGCATTGATTAGGGCAATCTGAGGACGATTCATGGTGTCCCAAGCACCTAGTAGCTTTAGGTAGTTTTCAATAGGCAATTTAATAAAGCGGTCTTGTACAGGAAACTCTGTGATTTCCTCGCGGTCTACATCGGGTCGTGACACTTTAAGCATTATAGTTTGTCTCCTAGCAACTTGGAGATAAGTGCTCCGTACTTGGTACCGTCACCGCCTTCGTTGATTTGCACATTTACTTGCGATTTAGGTCCCGTGCGTTCGTTACGCAGTTTTTCCAGCTGTATTTCACGATCTAGTAATTCCATGCTCATTTTATGCGATAAGGCAAGTAGCTCAGCAATGTCTTTGTTTGACCCAACGTCTGCTTCTTCCATTTCTTTAAACTTGCGTTTTAAAACGGCGTCCATTGCCGAGCGCATCTTAAAACGATTGTTAAAGCCTAGGTCAAAGAAAACTTGGTTAATATAAGACTTTA